ACTTGCCTAAATATTTTGTTACTGTCAGCTATTGTGAGGTCCTTAGACCGATACTAGATGAATTGCAAAAATATCAAGGTTTGGTTTGGAATCCTACTGCTAGAAAACATAATGGTAGGCTATTGATTGGCGCGTGTAATGATGTGTTGTGGGAATTGATTGACGATGACATTCTAGCTATTACTCCTAATAATCTACATGCATTAACAAAATTGGGCATCAGGATCGATCCTAATGTGTATGAGCATGACCAGGAGCTTAGATTTGCTGCATCCGAATGCTACGAAGCTGACCTTAGTGTATACGAAACTGTAGTAGGTTGGATGAAGAATTTAGGATGTACTGATGTTGTTATGGGCGGCGGCGTATCCTCTGCGAATTGGAGAGCGGATTTAGAGAGTTCTTTAAGAAAACATGACATAAACTTTCATGGCGGCCTACATGCACTCTGGCGACATGGGAACCAGTTTCCAGGACACGAGTTTGCGCTCCGAACTGTTATGCGGATACAACAAGTGTCTAGCGACACAGAACTAACACGCGACGTAACTAAGGTTATCGTGATAAAAGATTCACGCCCGGTTGACATCAACAAACGGCCTGATGACCAGTCAACAATAGTGAGCGCTGCATTGAAATTCATTCCAAACCTCGCAGCAGCATAGGAAGATAAAGTAGGACATTTGTGGTAAAAACAGTAAAGATAGAAATCAAAGACGAAGTTAATGTAAAAATCCATGAGTTGGACGTACCTGACCGTCGGGCTCTACAGAAGATGTTTGAATTTGAAAAACCCGGCGCTAAATATCTTCCGGCAGTCAGGTTGGGTAGATGGAATGGTAAGATAAGCTACTTCTCGTTAGCAGGAAGTACTTACTTAAATCTACTAGATAATATCATTCCTTATATCTATGATAAGGGATATGATATCGATTTAGTAGATCATCGTACTACCCGAGAAGAACTCAAGTTCGACAGAATTACCGAAGACTCTTTTTCAGACAAGGTTTGGCCCGATAAGCATCCAAATGCAGGGAACTCCATCCTGCTGCGAGATTATCAGGTTGAGATTGTTAATAACTTCTTAGAGAATCCACAAAGCTTGCAGGAAGTTGCTACAGGGGCAGGAAAGACACTTATCACTGCTGCACTATCGAAGTCCGTAGAGCACCTAGGACGATCCCTAGTGATCGTACCCAACAAGTCGCTCGTAGTACAGACAGAAGCGGATTATATCAACTTAGGGCTTGATGTAGGCGTATATTTCGGTGATCGCAAAGATTATGGTAAAACGCATACGATATGCACTTGGCAAAGCTTAAACAACCTGTTCAAAGCTAAAGATGATGCAGAAGATCCTGTAATGGATGATTTTGTGTTTGACGGGGTAGTATGCGTCATCGTTGACGAAGTACATATGGCCAAAGCTGACGTCCTCAAGACGATGCTTACCGGCGTATTTGCTGATGTCCCCATCAGATGGGGACTCACTGGTACCATACCCAAAGAAAAATTAGATCAGCTTTCTCTGTTAGTATCTTTAGGACCGGTAATCGGAAAGCTTTCGGCTAAGGAATTACAGGATAAGGGCGTCCTCGCTCAATGTCATGTGAACATTGTCCAACTTAAAGATAAGGTAGAATTTACCAATTACCAGTCAGAACTTAAGTTTCTATTGGAGGATGACAAACGACTAAACGTCATTTCTAACCTCATTGATAAAATTAAAGAGACAGGAAACACCCTTATCCTGGTTGACAGAATCAGCGCAGGGAAAGAACTACAGCGTAGACTATCAACTATTTTCTCTGTCCTAGCAGAAAACTATGACGTTGTGTTTGTGTCAGGTGAGACTGACATGAAGAAGAGAAAGGATGAATATGACGACTTTGCGACCGCTACCAACAAGGTCTTCATTGCTACATATGGAGTAGCGGCTGTTGGTATTAACATTCCTAGAATCTTTAATTTGGTTCTTATTGAACCTGGTAAATCGTTTGTCCGAGTCATACAATCAATTGGCCGCGGCATCCGCAAAGCAGAGGATAAAGACTTCGTACAGATTTGGGACATTACTAGTTCTTGTAAGTTTGCAAAGAGGCACCTAACTCAGCGCAAGAGCTTCTACAAAGAAGCAGCATATCCCTTTACTTTGGAGAAATTAGATTATTAACATGTTGACAAGTTACGAAAATAATGATAGAATTGTAAAATGCGTATATTAACCATCGAAAACGAATTCTATAACCTAGAAACAATGCCAGAAGAAATAGATGACCTACGTTTTGCCATCTTAGATAATTCTAATCCTCAAAACGTAGACTATCATTTCATTCCTCTGATTTTTCTAGAATCATTCAACAGTCCTGCTCTCGTACTTAGGGTAGCAGACAAAGTGATTAAGATGCCAGTTGACTGGCAGGTTTTAATAGGAGAAAAAGATCACGGAGACTTAGAAGCCCTACCACTGTCTAGTCTCAATGACAGAGGGTTTAACGCCTTTCAACTTAATCCTAGGACATCGTCGGCTCCTTCGTTCTTACCGATCGAGATTTTAGACATCTATCCAGACGTTACCTGGTATAGTCCTAGACTGAGAAACGGACAGTTTTTGTGTGTTCCTATTGAAGAAACTGACAATCCTAGATGTATATATTTCGTTAAAGAAATTAGCAGAAACTGTGAAGTGGTAGATTATAGTCAAGCCTTTTAATTCTGTATGAACAGAAATACAATCCAACAAACTCAACGAAAGGTAAAACGATGATTACGATCCAAGAAGTGAACAACTTTAAGAAGATGAACAAGCAATCTGATGTTATGGGAGTGATTAGAACTTTGTACCCCGACATTGAGGTAACGATTACAAAGAAACGAAGAACCAATGAAAAAACACCTAACCAAATACACAATAATGGAACACATATATGCTTCAGGGTATGATGAACCAGTAGAGTCACAAATTGTGTTTTTGTCTACTTCTAAGCAAATGGCAACACAAAAATTAGAACAACTACGCGAGCAGGCTTCGCAATGCGGAAGTCAAAGATTCGTTTCATTATATGAACTTACGGAGTCAGAATGATGATCGTCGATATTAATAAGAAATATCGTATTGGATACGGTGATGAAGTGGTTTACTTGACCGATACCAAACATCCTACATATCCTATCGTAGGATACCTAAAAGACAGTGACAATCCAGTAGCATGGACCCGAGAAGGACTTCATTGGACCGAAAACCACTATATGACACTTCAAGAGGTGGTTCCTGTAGATAACAAAATAGATGTATTAGTATAAAGAAGAAAGGAATATATAATGGAATGGCTAAGAAGAAAGCTATTAAATTGGCTCAACAAAGAAGAACGTGAAAGCCCTCCGCGACTTAACCTGTCAGCATTATCGTCAACATCGTCATCAAAAGCTTCTGTATCCGAAATTTATGCCAAGACCAGTATTAGATTTACTGTTTATCCAGCAAACGGCGGACACGTGGTTGAGCATGTAAAGTATGATAGGGACCGAGATACTGAAGGTCCTTCGTTGACTATCGTGCATCATGGCGAAGAGATAGGCAAGACCGTTGAACATATTATTGCAATAGAATCGCTAAGATCATGAGTCGTAGGTTTGAAGGAAATTAAGTGGCTAAAGAAAAGCTATCAGCTGACGAAAAGTTTGACAAGGTAGAGTTTGACCTCTTTGAGGCAATTGCAGCTATCGATAGGAAAGATTATTCCTATTATACTCGCCTAACGCCCGAACAGCAAAAAAAGTTTGTACCTTTCATGCTAATACATTGGGTTAGTGCGGTCAAAGGTAGCAATGAGTTACAAAGCTATTACCTTCAAAGCACGAATCTACATGCAAACAAGCATCTGTTCAACGAGAATGTTCAAAAACATCCGCATTTGGTTTGGTTAATGCTATGTGCTGCTAGTCCAGGGGTGGGTAAGCAGTTTCACCAATGGATCCCGCACATCAGAGAACGAGTTAGTAAGCTGAAAGAATCTCCAAAAAGCAAAGAGATTAAGGACTACTATAAGAAAATATATCCCAAAGCAGGGGATGATGACTTGAATGAAATCACTGAAATTTTTGTTGACACCCATAGAAAAAAGATGTATATTGCTAATAAGTTCCCTGAAATGAAGTTTGACGAGATTGAGTTATTAAGTGACCTTATCACACAAGACGACATTGAAAACTACGAAAAAGAACTTGGAAACTAATGCTGAATTCTCTTGTGAGTTTTGTAACCGTAGCTTCCGACGGGAAACTACTATGGTCAATCATCTGTGTGAACATAAACGCAGGTGGCAAGATAAAGACCAACCGGGCAATCGAATAGGTTTTCAATCTTGGGTAAACTTCTACACTAAGAACACCGGAACCAAAAAAAAGAAGACGTATGTAGACTTTACCAAAAGTGCATATTACCTTGCCTTTGTCAAGTTTGGACATTATTGTGTTGACATAAAATGCATCAACGTAGTGCGATATGCAGACTGGTTGTTGAAGAATCAAATCAAGATCGACAG